ATAATTCATTTGAGGCAGAGGAGGGTTGTAATGATGATCTTGCCATGTGCCTTGTCATTTATGCTTGGTTAGTAGCACAAGATTACTTTAAGGAATTGACAGATCAAGATGTCCGAAAACGATTATACGAGGAACAAAAGAATCAGATCGAGCAAGATATGGCACCCTTCGGTTTCATTGTCGATGGACTCGATGATACTTCTTTTGTGGATGATGACGGAGACAGGTGGCATACCGACGAATACGGAGACATGAGTCATATGTGGGATTATCAGTAATGGATTTAGACGCCCAGTTCGATGTAAATCACCTCTTCCTTACCGAGAGAAAGTGTCGAACTTGTGGCGAAACTAAAAACTTGTTAGAGGGGTTCTACAGAACTAGAAAAGATAAAGGTCAAGTCGCATCCTCATATTCATACGAATGTAAGAAGTGTACAATAGATAGAATAAAGAAAAGCAGACAGAAGTGATGTTCACGTCTTGTTCACGTCCTTGAAGCACCTCAATTTTCTAAATATTAATAGTTAATTTGAGACAATAAGGAGAGAAACATGGCAACTCCTCAATTATCTCCAGGCGTATTAGTCAGGGAAATTGATCTTACAGTAGGAAGAGCTGAAAACGTTCTCGATAACATCGGAGCGATTGCGGCACCCTTCAAACTGGGTCCGATTGATGAACCTACTACTATTACAACTCAACAGGAGTTGATCGATGTTTTCGGTACTCCTCAGAGTAACGATAGACAATACGAATACTGGATGACAGCATCCGAGTACCTCAACTACGGTGGTATTCTGAGCGTTGTAAGGACAGACGGAAGCAACCTGGTCAACGCTAATGCTGGTGTTGGAATTGGTTCATCCGCCTCTCTGAAGATTAAGAGCTACGATGACTATCAGGAGAATTATACTTCTTCTACTACTTACTACTACGCTGCTAGAAACGCAGGTGAGTGGGCAAACAAACTGAAAGTTTGTATAATTGATAACGCAGCAGACCAAGTTCTCGGAGTCAGCACCAATAGTCTTGCTGGTTTAGGAATTACTGTTGGATACGGTGTTACTACAGCACTTTCAACTGTAGCACTTCCTGGCGCAGGAACAACTACAACCTTTAATGGAATGCTGAAGGGCATCATTACTGGCGTTTCGACTGACACTGTTAATAGCAACAGCACAGTCAATGTTAAGATTGTTTCAAGAGTTAACACTGCTGGTACAGAATTCTCAATTGATTATCAGGAGAACAATCCTGCTCAATCATTTGAAGCGAGCGATGTAGTCACCATTCGCAACAACGCTGGTGGTTCAGAAGGTACTGTTACCGCTACTTCTGCTCAAGACTGGTATGATCAGCAGAAACTGCAGATCAATAACAGCACCGTCTTCTGGAAGACCATTGCTCCCAGACCTGTTGACACGAACTTCGTATCCTCAAGAGGTGGCGGAGGCGATGCTATTCACGTTGCTGTTGTTGATGATACTGGCGTAGTAACTGGTGTCGCTGGCAACCTGCTTGAGTCCTGGACATTCCTGTCGAAGGCACTTGATGCTGAAGCAGATGGTGATTCACCCACCAAGAACTACTATAAGAACTATCTGGCACTTAATTCAGATTGGATCTTCCCTGGTTACAACCCCTCACAGGCAGCAGATACCTTCCATGGAACTACTCCTGTCGCAACTGGATTCACAACTGACTTCTCTCCTGTAAGCAGAGGCGATAGTCTGTGGGGTCTGGAAGCAAGAGACACTCAATTCGCTGCACTTGGTAACGTTGGTTACAACCTTCTTGGTGGTGCTGACTATGGTGCTAATGGCGGACAGGCAAGCACCTTGGGCGACTTGAATACGTCTTACAACCTCTACTCTAATAGAGATGAGATCGAAGTTGATTACCTGCTGATGGGTCCTGGATGTTCAACTGAACTCCAATCTCAATCCAAGGCAAATCTACTTATCTCCATTGCCGAGCAGAGAAAGGATTGTATGGCAGTCATTTCTCCTCACAGAGCAAACGTTGTTGGAGAAACCAACACAACCACACAGACTAACAATCTGCTGAAGTACTACGCTCCTATCAGTTCATCATCTTACGCGGTGTTCGATAGTGGTTATAAGTACACTTATGATAGATTTAACAATGAGTTCCGCTATGTTCCCCTAAACGGAGATATCGCGGGTCTGATGGTTAGAACTAGCATTGAGGCTTTCCCATGGTTCTCACCTGCTGGTCAGCAAAGAGGCAACATTAATAATGCTGTCAAACTGGCATACAACCCCAACAAAGCACAGAGAGACGTGCTTTATGGAAACAGAATCAACCCTGTCATTAACCAAAATGGTCAAGGTGTAATTCTATTTGGTGATAAGACTGCTCTCTCCTTCAGTTCTGCCTTTGACAGCATTAACGTTCGTCGTCTGTTCCTCACATTCGAGCAAGCACTTGAAGAAGCAGCAAATGATCAACTGTTTGAGATCAACGACGAAGAAACAAGAGAGAACTTCGTTAACATTGTAATTCCTTACCTGAGAGATATTCAGGCACAAAGAGGAATTGAAGAGTTCACAGTTGTTTGTGACGAGACTAACAATACGCCTGACATCGTTGATAACAATGAGTTCAGAGCGGACATCTTCATCTCACCTGCGAGATCCATTAACTACATTACACTGACGTTCATCGCAACCAGGTCTGGAATCTCGTTTGATGAAGTGGTTGGCACAACAGCCTGATCTACTAATATCAATCATTTAACGAGGACAAACTAATGGCAATTACGAAAACCTTATCACAATTTAAGAATAGATTGGCGGGCGGTGGCGCTCGCCCCAATCTGTTTGAGGTCTCTATCCCATCATTCCCTTCTGCCTTGGGTAGAAGAGTTTGGAGAAACGGGGGAAGAAGAGAGAACGGTAACTTTAAGTTCTTGGCAAAGGCAGCACAGTTGCCCGCCTCGACTATCGCTGAAGTACCCGTTCCTTTCAGAGGTAGAATCCTGAAGGTTGCTGGAGACAGAACCTTTGACACCTGGACTGTCACCATCATCAATGATGAGGACTTCCAACTCAGAACTGCCTTTGAGCAGTGGATGAACGTCATGAGTAAACTCAATGACGCCACTGGTGTTACCAATCCTTCATCCTACATGACTGACGCTTATGTCACTCAATTGGGTAGAGGTAGAGTTGCTGAAGCAACCAAGAATAGAAGTGGTGGAAGATCTTCTACCCTTAGAAACTACAAGTTCTATGACATCTTCCCGACTGAAGTCTCCGCTATCGAACTGTCTTACGACAACACCGATCAGATTGAAGAATTCACTGTTACCTTCCAGGTTCAGTACTTCACGATTGGTAACGCTCTGAACAGAAACAGAGGCGCTAGAGGTCAGGTACTGATTCAGTGATAAATAACTAGAACGAACGTTTCTAGTCTGATTAATAATGGCGAGACTATTTGGATTCTCAATTGAAGATAACGATAAGACCCCGCCAGGTGTAGTATCTCCAGTTCCACCTTCTAATCAAGATGGTTCTGAGCACTACGTCTCGACGGGGTTTTATGGTTCCTATGTAGACATTGAAGGAAAATATAAGAATGAAAACGATCTAATTAGACGTTATCGTACAATGGCACTCTATCCCGAATGCGATAGTGCTATTGAAGATGTTGTTAACGAAGCGATTGTATCAGATACGAATGATAGTCCTGTAAATATTGAATTATCCAATCTGAGAGCAAGCGACGGAATTAAAAAGAAAGTAAGAGAAGAGTTTAGATATATTCTTGAACTGCTTGACTTTGATAAGAAAGCGCATGAAATCTTCCGTAATTGGTATATTGACGGAAGACTTTACTATAATAAAGTAATCGATCAGAAGAATCCACAAGACGGTATTCAAGAATTGAGATATATTGACGCATCCAAGATGCGTTATATTCGTCAATTGAAAAAAAGGGGCAAGGATAGCGTACAAAACTTGAGGAACAACTTCAACAAAGAAGATCCTACCACCTATAATTTTCCAGAGATTGAAGAATACTTTGTCTATACTCCTGGAAGTTCCAGTTCATCTGGTGGTTACAATCCTGGTGGTGGTGGAAATAAAGGTGTAAGAATGACTCGCGATTCTGTCACTTACTGCACCTCTGGTTTAGTAGATAGAAACAAAGGAACCACGTTGTCTTGGATGCACAAGGCAATCAAACCTCTTAATCAGTTGATGATGATTGAGGATTCACTTGTTATCTATCGCCTATCAAGAGCACCTGAAAGAAGAATCTTCTACATTGACGTTGGCAATTTGCCCAAACAAAAGGCAGAACAATATCTGCGTGATGTGATGATGCGTTATAGAAACAAACTTGTCTATGATGCTAACACAGGTGAAGTCAGAGATGACAAGAAATTCATGTCTATGATGGAGGATTTCTGGTTACCTAGAAGAGAAGGTGGTCGTGGTACAGAGATTACAACTTTACCTGGTGGACAAAACTTAGGCGAGATAGATGATATTACATACTTTCAAAGAAAATTATATCGTTCATTAAATGTTCCTATCTCAAGGCTAGAAGCAGAACAGAACTTTTCATTAGGTAGGTCAACAGAGATTACAAGAGATGAATTAAAATTTACTAAATTTGTA